CCGGTACGCAAAAAAAAAGCGGCTGCACCGAGCGCGTGGGCCATCTTCATCTCCTTGAAGTATTCGGAGCGGTCCTCGCCGTCGTAGTCTGCGACGCGGTAGAACTCCCCGTGTTCCTCTACGATGGGCCGGTATAGGATGCCCATGACCTGGGGGAGGTGCTTGTCGAGGGAGTCCTTGCAGAGGGTCTCGATGTCGGCGAACTCGGCCAAGGTAATCCGGGAGAGGTTCGGGACGAACCCGTACCGCTGGTCCAGCTCGATGACGTGCTCGAGGGGGTAGTCCTCGTCGTACTTGTCGATGATGCCACCGAGCACACCGCCGATGTGGTCTATGTCTTTCTTCTCCATTCCCATCACTTCCTCGGTGGTGACGTGGCACAGGATGGAGATGGTCTCCACCACCTGCCGCAGCTCGTCGCCTTCGGGTATGGCTTGGACGCGCCGGTACTGGTCGATGGTGACGTCATAGAGGTCCTCCGGGATTGTGATGGTCTTCTTCACGTTATCAAATAGACGAAAGGTTCGGCCATAAAAAAAGGCCCCGGAGGGCCTGTTGGTTAGAAGAGGATGGAGGGCAGCAGGGCCAGCCCGATGATCCAGAGAGAGGAGAGGAAGTCTTTCATGCTTCCACAGGTTGGTGACGGTGAACCGTCAGGGTGTACTCGCCCCAGTGGAAGGAATAACTTCCGGAAAGATACAGTGCCGCAGCTTCGGCCACTGCGCCGCGAGCCTCCTTGGGAGTGAGGGCAGCCCAGCCATTGTGCTTGGTCAAGCCCAGCAGCTGCATCTCTGCGCCGTTAGCAGTGAGAAAGTTGCTCACCGTCTGGGGAGCAGAATCACCGTACTGCTCGGTGATGAAGAAGGAGGAGGACTGTGCCATCTCTCAGGGGTGTCTCGGGTGTCGGTCGGGTGGGTTAGGCTCCCGTCCTTGTCCGAAGACATGGCTAAGATACGCACCAAAATCAATCCACCAAACAAATACACAAATTTCTTTTGCCTTCACGCCAAGTGATACACCCCGCGTCGGTGGGTGGTGAGCAGGTTGAGGCACACGTAGCGCACCGCGTCGATCCCGTGGTTGTCCTTGTCGACGGGTCGGTTGAGGTTGCGCCCGTTCTTGTCCTGCTCCCATCGGTACGCCCTCAGCTCCTTCTGTAGGTTGGTGCTCTCCGCAGTGACAAGCAGCTTGTGGCGCCTCATGATGTCGATCCCCTGCCGCACGGAGTCCGGTCCCTTCCTTGCCGGCTTCACGTTGTGTCCCAACCGGAACAGCTCCTCGATACTTTTAGGCTCGGCGGAGTCTGCGATGACGGTCTCCACGTCCAGCTTGTCGAGCTCCTCCGCGATGTCGGGGTTGGTGAGTCCGGTGGAGTACAGCCGCTCGTGGAGGATGAGGGTGTGGCCGTCCTGATAGACGTCAATGACGGCGGTGGGGTCGTTGGTGAATCCGAAGTCGAGGCCGGTCCCGATGCGCTTCCCGGCTATCTCTCCCACCTCCCACGTGAAGACGGCGGCTTGGTTCACGCCCCGCTCTCCGAGGCCGTAGATGCGCCAGTAATTGGGGTCGGCATCCTTCAGGCGTTCAATCTCCGCAATGGTGGACGCATCGAGGAATGGGTTGTCCTTGTAGGTGGTGCGGAAGAAGCTCGCATCCGAGCGGGGGATGACCTCCTCGTAGATCCAGTGATACTCGTCCGAGGGGTTGAAGTCGATGATGACCTTGTCCGTGGTCCGGAGTAGCAGCTGCCTCCAGTCCTCAAGGGAGAGCTCGTTGGCCTCGTTCACAAATAGGATTTGACGCTTCCGGCCCCGGACCTTCTGCGGTTGGTCCACGCTGATGAACTCCACGAGGTTCCCCATCAGGAGGTAGTTGGCCTCGCTCTTGTTGTGCTGGTCGGGGTTGTAGAGGTCTTCCCTTTCGAGGATCTCGAAGAAGTCCCTCATGGCCGTAGCACGGAGGGCGGGGAATGTCTTCCGGGCTATGGTGATAACCGCCCCGGAGTTCTCGTTCCTATAGCAGAGCTCGACCAGGGCTTGGAGGATGGAGTAGGTCTTACCTGAGCGCGTTCCGCCCTGGTGTACTTGCACCCGGGAATCGCACCCCTTGACGTGGTAGTACGTGGCGGGTTGCTTCAAAAGATCCGGAGTTGCTGCTTGTGCTTGTCGAGTCGTTCACAAGCGGCAGCGTAGTAGTCCGGGTCAAGCTCGCACCCCACAAGGTCGAAGCCAAGGTTGTGACAAGCCACCGCAATGGAGCCACTGCCGAGGTGCGTATCAAGTATGCGGTCTCCCTCTTTGGCGTAATTCATCAGCAGCCACTCGTACAGCTTGACGGGTTTCTGACACGGGTGGATCATGGCCTCTCCTCTGTTTACGTTCTGCCACTTCAAGTCAACATAATCGACCCGCTTGTTTTCTGAGTAGCTGGCAATCTCGCACACGCTCATATTGGACTCCCGTGGCATTCGTTTATTCCAAACAATGGACGCGCCGTTGCCATCCACCCAAGGGTAGTAATTGCTGCCCCAGATAATGCGTCGGCGTGCTACCCTTTGCAACTCTTTGAGCCATTCAACTGTTGGCGGCGCATCATTCCAATCGACAGCATCACCGCGAACATTGCCGCTGGTTTGAACCCAGTTCCCTATCCCATACGGCGGGTCTACGATGGCAAGCTCGAAGGCGTTGTCCTCGCAGGTGGCGAGGTACTCCATGCAGTCTGCGTGGCGAAGGTCAATCACGCAACGTCCGAGTTCTCATCGGTGAACCACGACAGCGGCTTCTTCTCTGCCACGGCGATCTCCTGCCGCTCCACGTAGCCGCGCCCCTTGCCTTTGGTCTTCAGGAAGAAGATGGTGGCGGCGGGGTTTCCGTCCCGGATGAGTTTGTGGAGATGAGATTCCGCGAAGTCGATGGCCACCTCTGACAGCTCCTCCACGGCGGTCTTGTACTCGTCCTCTTTGAGCCAGTTGTAGTGAGTCTGCCGGGATATGCCCACAGCCTTGCACGCAGTCGACACCACCCCCAAGGATTTCTCAAGGGCTTCCAGCATCGCTTTTTTCTGCGTGTCCATACCTGTCAATCTTCCTTGAGGGAATTGATGCACACGGCGAGGCGTTGCACGTCATCGGGGAATTCCGCTCTCATGGTGTCGTCGTTCATACAGCGACCCATGAACTCGGTGTCGTCCTCGTTGGGTTTGGGCTTGGGGATGGGCATCACGTGAAAGTTGAGTGGTCGCAACCGGAGTCGCTCTTACTTGCAAATATGGGCAGAACCTGAAAGTCCCACTCGTGCTCCTGGTACCTCTTCAATCTCCGGTTGTTGTGGCGGATGTGGTGGAAGAGGTGGCGCTTTGCTTCGTGCCTATCCTTCACCCACCATACGCGGCGCTCCTTGAATGCCGGGCACGTGAATACGGCCTTGTATGCTTCAGCCATTGGAGAGGATCCACGCGAAGGTGAGGGCTGCCCCAATCAATCCCATGAAGGTGGCCACGTATGCGAAGTCTTGCTTCTTCATTCGAGCTTTCGTTTGTAGTGTTCGATGATGTGCTCCGTCTCGTGCTTGTAGAACTCCTTGAACTCCCCCCGCGGGTCTTGCTTCCACACCTTGAAGAGCACGTTCCGGAGGCGTTGGCTTTGGCTCTTGGGCTCGTCGTATAGGTCCAGCTCCACCGCATCGAGGGCCTCGAGTTCCTCGTGGTTGATGCGCTCTTCCCCTCTAAAATACAAAATTCCGAACGTATCGACAAGCCTATCGATGTCCATGATTTCGGTCGAGGTCTTCTCCTGCGTGACGAATCGCAGGGATACGGAGCGGTCCTTCCTGCGCTGGTATCCGTCAAGCTGGCCGGCGGTGATGATCTTCAAAATAACGTGAGTTGGCGTTCTGGGTCGTGGTAGGTCTCGTATTCAGTCTTCACCACGATCCCCCCATTGCTTCGGTACTGCCAGCACGTGGCCAGCTGCTTCCGTCCGTCCTTCTCGACGATGTTCTGGAAGAGGACCTTGTCCCGGGTCATCGCTGATTCCAGTTGTCCCAAAAACAGGCGCTCTCCTTGATGTCCATTTCACGCTTGCGCTTGAACCATCCCTTCTCACGGCCCTGTTCGATCCACTTTTCGAACTCTTCCGTGTCCTGTTCTTCGTGTGTCATGAGAAAAGCTCGAGTTGACTGTCCCCGAGGAGCTTCCACTCCGTCGTGCTCAATTCGTAGATGTCCTCGTGGCCTGGTGGGGTACAGTCCCACATTGTAGCCTCCCACCTCTTGCCGTCGATTTCGTGGACTGTGGTGTGGACCTTCCGAAACTTCTTCATTCGTCCCGCATTTGGTACCCGTGAGCCCGGCAGAGGTTGTCGATTTCGTTCAAGGTCAACGCCCCCACACCCCGGAACCTCATCCATTCAGCCTTCGAGTATTGGGTGAGGTCCTCCACAGAGTGGAACATGGACAGCCGCTCGAGGATGTTCTGAGCGCGGTGGGAGAGCTTGCGGAACTCTTGCGGCATTTGGTAGGAGTGGATGTCCTGCGCCGACCGAGCCTGCACGAAGTCATCCACGGCTTCGGAACTGACGCGAACCAAGCCCGGAAGGATGTCAAACGCTTTGAGCTGCTTAGACCGGATCATACCGTACACATACGGGAGCTCCACTTGGAGCATCGCGGCCACCTGCTGCGGGGTATAGAATTGCTTCATTTCGTGAGTTTTGCCGCAATATAGGCTTTTCTCACTTAATGCCTTTTGACCGTTTCGTAGAGGGTCACGCCCTCCTCCCTCAAGATGTTCCGGGCCCATGCGAGGCCAGCCTTCCCACCCCACAGAAGGTAGGAGATGGTCCCGCACGCCTTCGAGTCGTTGGGGTCGTAGTCCTCCGCCGCACGGGAGAGGTAGGAGTACATCCGCTTGACGGTATCAAATGACACCGCCTCCCCTTGTGCCAACTGCTGCGCCCGGACCTTGCCGACCTGGGTGGCGCACTTGTTGCCCACCTTCTCGTTGAGCTCGATCCCGCGCTTCGCGTTGTTGCGTACCCCCTCCGGGGCGCGGTATGTCTTAAAGTTCGCAGCGTAGCTCATAGGCCCTCTGGAGTTTCTTGACCATCTGCGCGTTCTTGCCCGTGCAGTTGCACACCTTGGCGGCAGCGTTGAAGGTCCGGTTGTAGATGTCGTACATGACGCGCGTCTGGGCGCGGTTCAGGCGGCCCCTTTCGATGGAGGGCTGCATATCCTTCCAGCGTTTGGCGTCGCCCTTTTCCATTGCGACGTTCCGCCCGGGGAACATCTCGTTGAGTTTCTTCTGCCTTTCGTCACAGCCGCAGTCCTCGACCACTTTGTGGACCAGCTTATCAATTCCCGTCGCTTTGGTCAGCTTCGCGATCTTGTCGCCCAGCCCCTTGGATTCGTTTTCTGACACGTCGAATAGTGGTGTATAGTGTGTGGCGAGAGATGCCCGTGGCCTCCGCGAAGGAGTCCAGGGTGTGCCCCTCTTCAAAGTATATGGCAAACACCTCCGCATCGAACCACGGAAGCTCCGCGAGGTGCTCCTCGATATGGGTGAGGAGTTCGTCGCGGTGGGCCGCTACCCCGTCCCCATCCCACCAGTCGACAATGTGCCGCGCGAACTTGCGGCGGCGCTCGATGTCCTTCCTCCACTTGTAATGGTAGCGGGACGTCTTGGAGTTGTAGTTGTTGACCATCACCCGGAGGACCCAGTACTTCATCTGACCCCTTTCGAGTAGGCCGTCGATGGTTTCGTCCTTGGTTTGGTAGAGCTGGAGGATAACCTCGTGGAGCAGGTCGGGGCCGTCCCTTCCAGCGATCCGGTACGCGGCCTGCTCGAGGTCGGCGTAGTTCTTCTCGAGGTATCGGGACAGGGTCACAGCTTCCGTACTCGGCGGTTATAGACCTCGATAAGCGCCTCGAGTTCTTCCGAGGAATACTTCCGGGTCTGGTTGGACATCTGCTCAATCTTCTCCGCGGTGCCTTCCCCGTACTCTGCGTCCAGCCTCCGGGCGAACTTGAACTGCTCCCCGCTGCGGAATCCGTTGCACCTCTTGCATTGGGGCGCTACGTTCACCAGCCCCTCCTCGGGGTCGCACATCCACCGCGTCGCAAACTTGCCCCGGGACTGGAAGTGCCCGGCGTCCATCGTCTTCCAATGGGCCTCCCTGCCGCAGGTGTAGCAGGCGACGTGTCCGCGGTGGTCGGCGTCCTTGGCCCGCACCCATTGCGAGAAGACCCTGTCGAGCTTGGCGATGAGCTTCTTGCGGTTCACGCGACGATCCCCAGGCACGACAGCAAAAGAATAACAAGGGCGAAGAGCCGGACCTGATGCTCTTGGAAGTATTCAACTCCGATTTGTGCGAAGCTGAGGACAGCGATGGCGGCGAACAGCCCTTGACTCATTTGGGTTTGATTTGACCGAGGGCCAAGAGGTCCTCCTCGGTTAACAATATAGCCTTCCGTTTGGGTTCGCCAACTGAGGACCGGGTGTGGGGGTCGAATTCCGGACGATGCTGACGTTCTAGGATGCGCTCCGCGCGGGTCTCTTCCCACTTGCGGCAGCACTCCATAATCTCCCCCAGCTTGAGCCGGCCATACATGGGCCCGAACTTGTCGCGCTTGATGCCCTCGAACACGAGTTTGAACTCCTCGAGCTTGAAGGCGGGGAACTCTTCGATGAGCGCCCGCGCCGTTTCCTTCATCTCGTCGTCGTCTTGGATGGGTTTG